GGCATGTTTAAAACGTCTTTCTCTTAATTGGCGCTGTACCATTTTTTCTAAAAGATTTTTTATATCCAAATTTGGAATTAATTAAATTTTTAGATCGTGAAGGTATCGTAGATACTATCGTATCATCTTTATCCTCGGATGAGGATGCTTTGGGCATGAAAAAAGTATTTGAAAAACTTTCTGTTTTTGTTGCGTATTTTATTTTATGAAGATCGCCGTAATTTTCGGTAATTGCCAAAAGCGCCAACATCAGGGCATCGTGAGCGTGATCTACGGCCGATCCACTAGCTTCAAAAACCGGTCTTCCGGTCTGGGTAGTTCTAATCACCACATAAGATATGAGCTGCATGTACATTTCCGTATCTTTTTCTGATATGTTTAAAATTTCTTTTTCAAGATATTGCCTAAGGTTGTCAACCATATATGGTTTAATTTCTTTTTTAATCAATTGTTTAGTGTACGGATCTCTAATATCGAGAGTTTCGCTAAAACTGATTCCTTTGACTTTTTCTCTAAGGCCGCTGATAGGATTTTCTACTCCAAACTTATGAAGTAATTCCACCTGAACTTCGCCATATCCTCTATCCACGTAAATATGCTTGGGTTGATAAATATTATTTAACTCAATTATTCTTTGAACCGCAGTCGTAAGAGTGTATTCTGATCTTTCGATTTCCTGTCTGTAACAGATCTTGACTTTATTTTGGAACTTTGCATCCTCGTACGCGTCTGAACAAACTTCAAGAACCACTATGTTTGTGCCAGCCCCATATTTGTCCCAATCAACTCCTATGGTGTAAAAATTTCTAGCCGAAGTAACTTCGGTCTTGTAATCCCATCCCGGCTCGACAAAAGCTTTATCAACAAATTTTCTTGGATAGACGCCCTCCGAGTCCTCTCCCCAATCCGCCTCAATCTCATGTCGATATCCAATTTCGGAATATTGCTCCTTGAACTCATCTTCTTGTTCCTTGGTAAAAAACGGATTGCAATATGAGGGAAACCAAAATTCTTTAAATCTCTCAGATCTGCACCATTCCCAAAATCTTTCCCTTCTTCCAGTCGGAGTAGAGGCCCCGATCAATACCTTGTCCTCCTGATCTTCAGATGTTTTTTGCAACATGGCGTACAAAGCGTCAAGGTCATCGGTGTGCATGTAGTCCATTTCGTCCAAAACGATCACATGAGCTTCTTGACCACGAGCGACATCCGACTTGCCACCAGATCTCATTCCTGAGGTAAAAAATCTGATTGTTGATCCGTTGGAAAACTCAATCATAAACTGAGGACTTGTCACTTTTCTGGTAATCGAGTTGAATACTATTTGATTTTTTGACGCTAATCTTACAATTTCTTGATAAATTAATTCAACGTGAGATTTCATCGGGGCAATGACGAGACATCTGCCGTCTTTATGGGTGTAACTGTAATGAAGAAGATAAACCGCCATGCTGAAAGTTTTTCCAAGACGTCTTCCTGCCCTCAAGACTTTTCTCAATCCTGGATCTCGCAAAATCAAAGTTTGATAAACTCTAGTCTCCGCCCCAAGAAACTGTTTTGCCCAAAGACACGGATCTTTGGCTAGATGTATTTGTCTTTGTTGTTCGGCTGAAATACCATGATCCAACAACTGCGCATCTATTTGAAACGGCTCATCAATAAGAAGCGATAACTCCTGGTTGTTGAGAGGTCTTTCTATGATTGGCTCTCCATTGGTCCAATTAAGATGTTTGAGTTTATTTTTAAAGACCCATTCAATTCTGTTTATTTGTTTTACGGTTTCTGGATCTTGCTCTCTGATTATTTCAATAAGGTCTTCTCGAGAAAGTTTTTCTAAACTCTGCCTAAATTTTAGAGTTTTATTTTTCAATGTTTGAGCCATGGCTATCCAAAATGCGCTGCCATCATCGCAGCTTCCGATCCAAGAAGACTCCTTGCATTGAGTCTTGAGTTTTGTATAGCCATAACACCTCTTGATCTTGAGGTTGCGGCGACTTCGTTGTCCTTAAATCCGGTTCCAAACATCGGTTTATTAATTGAGCCCTGCATCGACTTCATGGCGTCTTTTGCAAAATTGACTCCTCTAGACGCTATTTTTCCAAAACCCTTACCAATATCATATACTAATTGACCCATAGCCAAAAAGTTTATTGGGGTCATTAGGCCTCCTATTGCACGAGTTGCTCCCATTGCAGCAAACTTAGTCGCAACTGTTCTGGATCCGCCGGATTGTAAATACTGACCTGCCATGGTCATCATTTTGGCACCACCGAAAGTTCTTGCCATGAAGTTTCCTGCATACTTTCCGCCTTTAGTAAAGTCGTCTGAAAAACTAGCAAAACCCCCTACTCCACCCAATCTTCCTGTAACTCTTTTTGCGATCATTCTTTGTGCATTGGTCATTTTTGTTGGATCAACAACACCAGCATAATAGCTTGTTATGGCATTGCTGATTTTACCTACAGTCATAGTTGAAGCAACCGCTTTAATTGGGTCATCAGCTATTGCTGCTAAGTTAGCTGCAGCACTAGCGTTTCCAGTTGTTACCGCACTTCTTCCAGCTGCTCTTACACTCGCTCTCAAAACGTCGTCACTTATCATTCCAGGTGGAGCCGCGCTTGCCGCTGCTCTTGCGCTTGCCCTTGCTGCTTTTGCAGCAGCGTTAACTGCTGGTCCATTGACTATTGCATTCATTGATGGGTTGGCAAGAGATTGTACTCTAGCTATATTCTGTACTAATTTTTCTTTTTGAGCAAGCGCTCTTGTATATTTTGCTGTTTGCCTTCTACCAAGAAAACCTGAACCTGATCCTGCGCCTCTGGCAATAGTGCTTTCAATATTATTTATTCTATTGATTGATTCAATTCGACCCAATATTCCACCAGAAAAAGCCTTATCTTTCTCATTGAGCGTTGTACCGGACATGCGTCCTAAAAAATTTCTAACCGATGGAAGTTTCTCTACGGCAGAATTGCCCATTCCTGACAATGATTGAAAAGGAGTATAAAAACCAAGAGATTTATCTCCGGTCAAAGATGTTAGACTGGCCATTCTGTTAAATGCTTTTGGCCTAAAGTTAGCATTCAGTGTTTGTGTAACAAATGGTGTTGCATTTGCTTTTGCGGCTCGCTTTTTTGCAAGATTTCGCATGAACTTAAGGTTGGAGTTTCCACCCATAAACATTCCGCTTGCACTAGGGGAAACTGCTGGTGAATTACCGGCAAAAGCACCTAATTTTTGAGCTCTCTTTAATTTTCTACCGGTTGTTCCTGCTGCAACATCTGCAAATCCGCCTTTAAGTAAAGTATTTGCATATCTTCTTGAGTTTATTGCTGCTGCTGAAACGACACTCGGTAGCGATTCAGCCAAGTCAAACAAAAGTGGAACATCCACATCTCCTTTGGCCATTCCCCTCATTGCCATTCCGGAGTTTATGTTTTGCGGGTTGTAATTTTCACCCCCATACTCCATTTGGCCAGTCATTGGATTGAGCGGCATTAGCCCCTCCTCTGATTATGCATTCCCAAAACTATGTTCCCACTTGCATTCAATCTTTCTGCGGTTAGCAATGATTGGTTATAAAATGGCGATTGATTTAATATTTGCCTGTTTCTTGAAGCAGTTCCGATAATATTATTGCCTACTGATGCTGCACCAAACGCGCCACCTATGAGTCCACCAATTGCAGCGCCTTTTTTTGTTCCGACACCAAATGTTCTTCCCATGAAAGCGCCTGCACCAGCTCCCAAAGCAGCAGTTATGGTTGGCGTCATTACCGAACCAGTTAAGCCAAGGTTAATTCCAGTTTTATCTATATTTCTAGCTCTTGCAATAGATTGTCCAGGCAATCCGCTTTTCATATACAACATTGAGGGCGTCAAGTTTGTCCCCAATACGCCCATGTCCGCTTCTGGATCGTCAAATGCAACATCCATTGCGGCGTTTATTGTGTTTGGGACTACTTGGTCTCCAAAACCTCGAATTCCCTTATAGCCTATATAAGACGCAAAAAGCGCAGCAGGCATTTTTCCTCGCATGCCGCCGCATCATTCTTGTGCCTATATTTCGCAGTGGCATTTGCTATCCTCCATATAAATGGTTGTATTTATCCGACCCCATGCGGGTATGGGATATTTTATTTCTATCCAAATTTCCGACTACACCAGCTGTAACCAAAGGATCTCTTCTGGAAGAAAATTGCGCTGCCAGTTCTTGATCCAATCTATTAAAATCCGCAATACCCATAGGTCCAATATTTGCCTCAGTGGGTTGTTGACCCATTGTTTCGTCATACAAGTTTTGTTCCTGAGTTTTTCTACCTAAATAGTAACCGGCACTTATGGCTCCCACAGCTGCAACGCCTTTGTAAATTTTAGGTTTAATTTTTGTTATTTTATCAATTAAAGCTGCGTTTCTTGCCATTCTATCCGCAAATAAACCTGTTCCACCTATTCCAGAATCTATTCTTAAACTAGAAAATTCTTTTTGTATTCTTTCAAAGAACTCAGGATCTTCCATTCCTCTTCTTAAAACAGCTCTAAGCATTTGTATTTGATTTGTGGCAGAAGCTCTTTCAACTAAACCACGCCCTGCTGTTCCACCGATTCTTATCCCTTCAGTCAAAGCTTCATCTGATATTCTTGGAACAAACGTAGAAAATTCATCTCCCATGTCAGCCATTGAATATGATAATCCTCTTGAAGCACTGATTGTATCTGAATTTGATGAACCGACTAAGGACTGAACAAGAGATACAACTTGTCCTGCCCCTTCTTCTTTTCCAATTCCTGCATAAACGACGCCAAGTTCCATATATTTATCCCTAAAACGTTTATATGCTTCACGACCTCCGTTTTTCAGTCAGTGGAACAAATGTTTCTATCGCTCTATTTGCTTGATCTTTTGTAGTGGCCAATCCAGCTTCTATCATAGCTTCTGGATATGCGCCAACATTTTTTAAAAGTTCAACGGCACTGATATACAATGATCTTGCTTCCACAAGTTGTCTTTTAATATTTTTTTGTCCTGAAGCTACCTTTCCACCATATATGAAGTTAACAGTTGGACCTGCGTCTTTACCGACTCTTTCTGCTATAGATAGTGTAACTGCATTACTTCTTGAAGCCATTGCCTCTAAACTTAAAAAGTCGACTATCTTACCTTTATCATCAAGAGTTTTTGCTTTTTCTAATATTATTTTTGGTAACAATAAACTAGAGTCTCCAACAACAATATCTTTTTGAGTTTTTGCCGTTACTGCTCCAAGTTCTCTCAAATATTTCCCTCTTTGTCCAAGAGATGAAGATAGTGAATCAACTCTTCCTTTGATGTGCTCTGGACTTAAAACTGGTTCTGTTGGACCAGGAGTTGCAATGCCTTCTAAAAATTTTATATTTTTTGCCATATTTGGAGAAGTAACCTCTGCGATACCAACCATTGTTGATCTCACATCTGCATCCATTGATGCGCTTGCTATACCAGCATCATACAATTCTTGCCTATATTTGGTTCTTACTGCATCACTAATTTGCTCGTGAAAACCTCTCTTTAATCTTGTTATAGTTTGCTCAAAACCTGCTTCTTCTGGTAGTTCCAAAAATCCAACTTGACCAGTGGCTGTTAGTCCTCTAATAAATGTTTCTTCATTTGCTGCTATATTGCTTCCAATTGCATCAATTAATGGCGATGCTCCAGACATGAGCATTTGGTTTGTTGCATGAATATTTGTTATATCTATTGGACTCATTCCAAGAGTTTGTATAACTGGTTTACCCACTTGCATTTGTGCTCCCATTGGAAGCGCTCTTATCCTATCAATTTGTTTTCTTATAAACTCTCTTGGATCAACTCCACTCGGTAAATCTTCAAGTAGTGATGCACCTACTGGATTTTCTGGATTTGGAGTAAATAGCCTAAATGATCCAGTATTAGGATCAAATTTTAATCTTACAATATCTTTTCGATCACCAGGAACAATTTCGGAAATAGGAGTATCTATCTGTACACCAGTAATTGCTTCTGTTTCTAATAAATTCTCATATATTTGTTGTGGCAGATATCTTGGATCTGCCAAGTTAGTTGTTGCAACAATTGCCCTTGAAGAAGCCACGTTTAATCTTGCTGCTGCAATTTTTTGTATATTTTCTTCAGATAGATTAAATGCACCTGCTTTTAAGAAATCAAGTTTATCTCTTTCTAAATAATCTAAAACTTTTAAAGCTACTTGTCTGTCAGTAAAGTCAACGTGTGATGCCTGACTGGTACTTAACAAATCTAATAAATTTTTTGCTTGTTCAGAACCAGCGTCTGCTTCTTGTGCTAAGTTTTCTAACAAATTTGTTGACTGCAACATATTTTCAAGTCCAAACGGTTTGACTGCTTCTCCAGCAACTCTTGCCTGTTGCAATGCAGTATCTGACAACAAAGACTGCAAACCAATAATTGCTTTTTCCTCTGGAGTTCCTTTTACTGCAGCTAGCTTTTTAGCAAGTTTGTTGCTTAATTTTTCCCTTACCATACCAAGCACATCGACAAGTCCACCATTGGCCATTCTATCCTCAAACTTTGCAACAATCTCATCTTCTACACCCAGTGATCTTGCCGACGCTGCCAACTTATCAACGTCAAATTGACCGTTATAGGCGACAAAATATGCATCGTCTTGATTTAACTTTCCAAGCAGATCCGCATAATATGTTTTTGCCTGAGCTCTTCCTGTTTCTGTTTTTAGGTCAAATATCCTATCTGATAAACCTGCTGGTGCACCACCAAAACGAGTTTCTTTTTCTATAACAGAAGTTCCTAATCCAGTTACTCTTCTTAAATCATGAGGGTCTGCAGAAACATATCCAGACATCTGAGCTGTGTCAAATCTTGCTCCTAGATCTACCCCTTCATCCATTTCTATTGTTCTAACTCCAGCAATATCTTTGAATCCTCCTGTACCAACAGATATTGATCTGACGATATCAATATCTGCAACGCCTGTTGTTTCTGTGTCAGCAATAAAAAGTCTTGCTGTTGATGGCAAATCTTTTAACATCATATGCCCGCCTCTTGCAACTCTTGACTGCAACTGTTGAAGAGACGGAAGAGAACTTGTACCTATTCTTAAAGCTGTTTGTATTGACTGTTCTTCAACAAGCGGATCTATCGAAAATGTTGCTTGTTGCAACAAATCAATTGCTGGTTGATATCCATCTTCGCTTGACGCAATCATCCTAGCAGTTGCTCTAAATGGGTTTGATGATGGAAGATATAATCCAGGCAAACCAAGACGTCTTACCATTTCTTCTGTTTTAAGTACATTTCCTCCAAGTTCCATAAGTAAACGTTGTCTTTCTTCAAAAGAACTAATGAGACTTAAATTAATGCCTGCAGTTTCTCTCATAGCTGCTTGAAGAGCTTTTTTTCTCATAGGAGACAGTCCAACACCAGAACGTAGTTCTTCTGCTACAGCTCTTCTATAGTTTGCTTCAAAAGCGCCATATGCCTTCAGTTGCTCATCGACTGTTCCATATACACTTTGAAATGCCGCAGAACTAGCACTAACGGGACTAATCAGATTTCTTACTAAAGAATTGGAAGATCTTACTACGTCTTCTTTGAAAACTTGTTTTTTTAAATTACCGTACATTTTAGAAAGTTTATCTAAAACTGAACCCTCTGTAATATCATAATCTACGGGTTTAATATCGTCATAACCTGACGGCAACGAAGGATCGCCCCTATATGGTCCAATTGGAGGAAGTTTTGGCATTATTGCCTCCTTTTACTTTTCTTCAATTATTTCTGATTCTACAATATAATCATCAATTTCCGTTGTGCCAAGTTTTTGTTTCAAAAGTTTTTCTCTTTTTGTTTCAATGGATTGAACTTTGCCTATAATTTCTGATATAGCCTGCGCCGTATCAAGTTGAACCTGACCAATTTTAGCCTTGGCCTCTCTGGTTGCAAGGAGTTGATTTCTTAAATCTTTTCTTCTTTTGTGAAGCTTGTCTTCCAATTCAACGGCTAGATGTAATTCTTTTTTCAGGATCGGATTCCCGCTGGGATCGATTCCAATAATGTTTTCTTGAACAAAATGTTCTTTTGCCAAAAGTTTTGTTTTTCTCAAATATTGAACTTCTTGGTCGACCAAGTCCCTGACCATCGAAACTTCCACGAGATTGTTGGGATTGACCTCTAATTGCTCCAGATATTCTCGCGTGAATTGGGCAACCATCGACATTTCTATTGGACATGGTTTTCCTTTTGGGGCAAGACCCTCTTTGTGCAACGGGCATGTTGACGCAAATATGCAGCGTTCCGCTTCGCAATTCATTGGAATGGACGAAAACATTGTTGATCTTGTTTTTTGTGGTTTGATCAATTCAACGGCCTGATCGATTTGATCGCTTGTCCAATGTTCCGGAAAAAATAAATCAGGCCTAATCGATTCAAATTCTCTCATAAAAGACATTTTGTCTTTTTTTTCAATTTCTGACATATGCTACCCGTCTAAGGATACTCTGAAAGGATTTTGTTCAAACTTTTTTGCAATTTCCCTATGATTTCAGAACTTGTCCCCGCATTGGTGAAAAGTCCGACTTCTCTCATTTCGTCCGCAGTCAATGTTGAGTTGATAATGTATCTTGCCCCTTTGCATACTTCGCAGTACAGTTCTTTTTCCGCCGTTGAACAAATGCACGGCGTTATTATGGAAAAAGCCTCCAACGCCTCGGCTATCTCGAACCATTTCCCTTTGAACAATTTTTTTGTTTGTTCTTTGTAGGCTCTTAATTTTTGTTGATCACCAGAAAGCAAAGTTCCCATGTCCAAAGATTGCTTCATTAGATCCATCATCGTGCGATACAAGAAATTTGGCAGTTCGAAATCGTCGTTTTCATTAATAAACATTTTCCAATTGTTCATGACACTAGTTTACCTTATTACGCGTATCTTCCGGATCCTTGAGGAGAAGATATGGGACTAATTGGAGCTGGTTTATAATTTCCAGTAGATCTGCTTGTTGAAAGCAGCGATAAACCCGCCAAACCCGAGCCCGCATACCCTGTTGCCCTTTTCCCGTGTTGAATCATATTTGCTCTTCTAGTAGCGGCCATTGCCCCGCCCATGCCCAAGGCCATCTCAGCTCTTCCCCTTCTGGTCCTTGCGCCAATTAGTGCAAACATGTCGTTTGCATATTTTGTGCCTATTCGAGCTGGCATTTAAAACTCCTAATATTTGTACATTCCGGTTGGTCTACCAGAAGTCTTGTCTAAGCCTGATTTTCTTCTTCTCATAAGCATGGATCCGCCCATGAATGCGGCGGCTCCAAAAATAGCTGGCTTTTTGGCCATGCGTCCGGCTTCTCTTGCTGAACCTGGAATAGCTGTGGTTATACGACTACTTAATCCTCGGAGAACATCTCTTGACCTTGGCATTATTTGCCTCCTTTTGTGTTATAGTACATTGGATTTATTTTAATAGACCTAATTGTTTTGAAGGTTTTTTGATATCAAATTTAAATATATCATTTTCACAATAAAGATTGAATATACTTCCTCTTGGAACTACGGTTTCAATAATTGTATCAGCCAACGGAGACTCAATTTGTTCTCGTCTTATTTGAGAGAGCCTTCTTGCACCTTTGACGGTGTCTATGCCTTGATTAACAAGTCCTTCGATGACTGATGCATTGTATTCAAATATAAAGCCTTTTTTCTTCATTTTTTCTGCGACTATAGACATTTCCAATTTTGCTATTGTCTCACAATCGCTTTGTGATAAATAATTAAAAATTACAATTTTATCTAATCTATTTAAAAATTCTGGTTTAAAATGTTTCTTAATTGCGTCGTTCGTATTTTTTTCGACAATGCTTCTTTCGGGAATTTTTTTTGTTTCTGTTTTGTAGTGAATGTTTTGATTGAAGCCCGTTCCAGAACCAAGTAGATATTCTGCTATTTTATTATTTCCAAGATTTGTAGTCATTATAACAATAGAATTTTTGAAATCAATTAATTCACCTTTTGCGTCATTCATTACGCCACTTTCAAAAACTCTTAAAAATGTATGCCACAAATCTGGATGTGCTTTTTCAACTTCGTCAAGAAGTATGACAGCACTGGGGTGCTGTTTGACCATATTGACAAGTTGCCCGCCTTCATCGTGGCCCACATAACCCGGAGGAGATCCTATGAGTTTTTGATTCTCGTGTTTTTGTTGATATTCGCCGCAGTCAATCCTGATCATCGGATAATCGTTTCCAAACAGATATTTGTGCAAAGTGTTAGCCAAATGCGTTTTTCCAACACCGGATGATCCAGCAAACAAGAACACGCCCAAAGGCCTATCGTTGTCCGACAACCCTGCTTGCGATCTTTTCAACGAGGATGTAATAATCTCAATAGCTTGATCTTGTCCGATAACGTTTGATTTCAAGTGGTCTTGCAGCCCAAAATATTTTTGTTTTGAAATCGGTTTAATTTTGGGATTTATTTTTGACTTTGTATCAAACGGATAATTGTTTCCGTCAAGTTTTGGCAAGTTGATTTTTTTCTTGATTGAATTCAAAAAATCATTATTCAAAGGATCGTCAATATCATCGTACGGGTTGTGTTCTCCGGTGTATGCAATACTGAGCCACATATCGATGTCCAAACCGGGGATTGAGCATAATGCATCCGTTTAAAAAGAGCGTCGGTGCAAGCTGTTGCAGCCTCCCTGCTCATCGCTCTGAGAGCGTCTATTATATCGGATTTTAAATTAAAAATAAAAGTATCAACGACTTTTTTTCTAAACGTTATAATTTCTGGTTCTTTGTGCGTTCTTTTATAATTGGCAATAAAGGCTTCAATTTCTTCTGGCTCAAACACTTTGAATTTTGCATACGTGGCAAGTTCCGGCACATATATCTGATATATTTTCAATAGGCCCTCGATTCTATCGAACGATAAGTATAGTACTACTTAAACGGTCATTAAAGTGGAAATGAACAGTTCCTGAGGGGTGTTTATTATTGGTCAGTCTGATTTGAGTTTACAGAGTCAGAATACTTGCCTTAAGCTCTATAATAGACAGTATACACGTCCTGTCAAATCTTGTCAAATTATTTTCTGATTTTTTCAATATCTGGATATATTTCAATACACGGCCCGAATGCAGCCCAAATCTGCAGTAAATCGTTTGGGGATTTGATTTTGTGTTTCAAATAATGAACTGCGCGCAAGTAGTCAGCGTTTAGATCTATTTTTCTATTCATATGTTCTTTCCTGTAAAGTGTGGTAATTGCAACAATTATACCATTAATCATTGGTTTCAAAGTGTTGACGAAAGCCCGTGTTTTGGTGTAGAATGTATGCAATATAAAAAAATAATAGGAAAGATTTATCATGAACGACGACGATAATTTGTATCACTTATTCAAAAATACACCGAAAGATATGTTTAATCAAAGTTTCGAGCCAAAGTTGAATAAACCCAACTGGATTAATTCCGCTTTCTTGCAGAAGCTGTTCCAGGAATTGATGGAATTCAACGCTTTGCCAAAAGCAACGGCAAAAAAGTCGCGCCTTGATTTAGTCCAACTAGAACAAAGATTTTTGTCGATTCTTGACTCCGTCGAGGAATGCCTGGTTCTTTTGGAAAACCGCCGACACAACAGTAGTTCTGGTTCTTTTTAGGATTACTATTGAAAAAAACCGCCGCCAAAATTTTTCGGGCGCAATTATTTTTTTTTAATCGGACGGATGGAGGAAGCCAAGGGGTGGATTATTTCTTCAGGTTAATAAACAGTTTCATCAACAGGGTCAACCAATCGGGAATGTCCAAACTGTTCGACCTGGATGAGACCAACCCCATGAGCACGGACAACGCAATAGTGTGCATCTACACCGACGACGGGGTCAACTACACCATGGCGGTATTCAACGTGGACCAGTGGTCGATGATACAGGACATAGGCGAAATCACGTCCCAGAGTACCGAGGACGTGGTTCGCTCATTTGGCCCGGATACTCCCAATGTATTCAGCTTCAACAGGGAAGATTTCTTTTTTTAAACCTCCACCAAGGTGGACCTATTGCCGCTCAAAAAATTGAGGTTGTATCTGTCATACATCAAAAGCCCGCAAATCTCCAAGGCGACCCTATTTGACATGTAGGCCGGTTGGATGGTTTTGATGTATTGGTTATGTTCCGCCCATGGCAGTCTTTTTTTGGCCAGATTGGCTTTGGTGTAGATATTGTACACCGCCGCAAAACCCAACAATGGGTCGAACGCATCCTGGTTATGGATATTATTGACCAAAAACACCGTGTCAAACTTTATTCCGTGCTTTGTGTACAAAAGCGGCGCAAACACGCATTCATCACCATAACCGATGAACACCTGATGCTCGAAAGAGTTGTCTTTCAAGACCTTGGAAACGCCGCGATTAATTTCATCGCATTGCCCCAAATAATCATCATCCGTAAATCTGAAGGTAGCTATATAGTGGTCGATGTCAAGTCGGCCCAACAAGCTGTCATTGATCTTCCAGGGAGCCTTTGTTCCAAAGAGCTTGTCCGAACCTAACACGAAGTTATTAGGCATTATCATGTCTTTAACCTGCTTTCTTTTTTGTGGTCGTTGATTTAATGGAAATAAAGAATAATAATAAATTCAATCAGTCGTCGTAGCCCTCGTTGTCCACGTCATAGAACTCATACTCGTCCTGGCTGTATCTGTCCTCCATGTCGAATCCACCCAGCTCGTAGGACTCCATGTATTCCTTGATCTTCTGGTTCGTGTCCAGATTCGAAAGCAACTCCTCCGTGGACTCGAAACGTTGTTTGTTGTTCATTGTGTTTTTCTCCTTGTTGTAAGTATGGTTATTCTTTTGCGGGCATCACCCTAGCAGATGTTCGGCCCCTTTGCAACTCCTAATGGGGATTTTTTTGGAAAAAAATTTTTACGGGCCAAAGGGTTTTTTAAAACATTCAAATAACTTTAAAGGTATAAAAAAAATAGAAAATTTATAGGGGGGTTCTATGGGATATTTATTGCCCTAAAAAAGCTTTAAGTAGCCCACCCAGGGATGGGGGG